AGTTAGGTAGTGACGAAGACATTACTTCTGACCAAACTCAGATAGACAGGTACATAGCACAAGCTGGTATATTCACAGACTTAAACGATCTAATATTCGGTAAATCTGGAATAGCATCGATAGACACAGACAATGGTATAAAAGCCTTTGGTGAGAGTGCCTATGATGCAGTAAGCGGTCAGATACCTGTAATGGGATTGATGAACGATTACTACGAAGCTGGCCAAGCTGGTATGAGAGGGGATATGCGTGGGTTAGCAGATTCCGCAGAAAACCTGATGATGTTAAGTAACCTAGCACTAGCTGAAGTTATGTTCGCAGCACTAGAACCTGCAATAAACGAACTACCTACCGTACCAGAGAAATCAGAATGAGTCTACACGGCAACCAAGCTATAGCAGAAGTAGAAAGAACAGAAGGCCCTCTAAACAGTATGGAGAAACGTATTGTTGAACTTGAAGGATACAGTGCTGGAGACTACGACGATGATGTAGGTGTATCCACATCAGGAGTAGGCCAAACTGGTGAGTTCAAAGGAAAGACGTTTAAGGAAACTGTTAAGGTCTTTGTAAACAAAGCTAAGAAAACCTTCAACAAATTTGATGAGTTTGATGACGAACTCCAAACAGAGTTAGTTCAATTGTATTACCGTGGAGATGTCAAAGCATCCTACAACTGGGTAAAAGCAGTTAACAACGGTGACTTTGAAGCAGCGAGTGAGAAACTACTCGACCACAAGGAATACAAGAGACGTAAAGCAGTCAAAAATGACGGTGTAACGAAACGTTTGGAAGAGGCAAGTAAAGTACTTGCAAAGCAGTAACACACAGCCCCCTTGAGTGGGGGCATTTATTTAAGAGATGCACATGACACTTAAAACAATAAGGACCTATACAGGTGATGGAGCAACAACAATATACTCCATAGACTTTCAACTAGGGTATATCAACAAAGATTACGTATATGTATATCTAGACACAGATACTTACGCAACGCAGCTAGACTACGTTTGGTTAAATGCTGCACAGATTGAAATAACTACGGCAGTCGCAAACGGTGTTTCATTTAACATTAGGCGAGTAGTACCACGAGATAGGATAGTAAACGACTACACAGATGGTGCAATACTAAGAGAACTAAATCTAGACAACTCGTACAAACAAGCATTGATGTGGTTAGAGGAAGTAGAGGATGGTTTTATAACAACTGGAGAAGATTGGTATTTACAAAGCAATCTAAATATGTTACAGAATCATATTACAAACCTACCTGCGCCAGTAGATGTTACGTCACCCGTAAGGTTACAAGAATTACAAGACTTAGTAATAGCTGGCGGAGGTGTATCCGTACACAATGCGCTAACTGGCAGAGATGCTGTAGATAGCCATCCTATAACAGCCGTTACTGGACTAACGGAAGCTATAGCATTAAAGGCAGATGCTTCTACGCTAACTGCTCACGTAGATGGTGTAGATAGTCATCCAATGGGAGCGATTACGGGATTAACAGAAATTATAGAGGAATTACAAATGGCAGCTTCATCTGCGGATATAACAGCACAACCAGACTACCCGTACAAATGGAACTTTCCAGTATCCGCAACACAGAACGATGAGATGTTACGCAAAGCAGCTAACAACTCGATAGGTAGTGGTGGCTCTACATGGTGGGTACGTCCCTCTACTGTAGGACGAGAAGAGGATGGTGTAGACACAGTGTACATAGGAAGCACTTTTGGTTCACCAGAGAACAGGTCTATGGATACTGCAGGTTTAGACGCAGTATTAGCAAACAACAAAAGTAAAGGTGAGGCTATTATAGCCGTAACTAAAGTATCTATAGATAGTGCAGGTGTGGCAAGTTACTCCAAAAAAGGAATTAACGATACTAATATATCGTACAGAGAAGACGAACACCACCAACCTATGACTCTACTAAACCCTATAAACGGCCAGCTTATAACTTCGTGGGGTTCACGTAACTCAGCAAGAAATCAAGACGGTACGGGTGGTGTAAGTAACAAAATACACGTTAGATACGGGCAGTCTCTAGACTCTCTATCTGTGTCAGAGGCACCAGAATCAGTTTCTACAAATGATTATTCTCAAGGGGTATTTGTAGGTAACAGTTCTTTCATATTCGCTAGGGATGATGTAGGTAATTGGGGATTCACACAAGGGGCAGGTGGCCAGAATTACTCTAACTTTACACAGTTGTTAAGTTCGACTGACCAGTATTACTTAGGTATTTCTGATTACGATTCAAAAGCAGCGGGATACAACGTAGCAGAGGCAGGTTTCAGACCTCTAATGCACATCTTTGGACAAGGACATCCTACAATTACACCAGACAGACAATTACGTTACTTAAAAGGAGAGTTCTTCGTAGCAGGTTCTACTTCAGGTATTCGGGATTCTGGTGGTGTATTCTTAGAAAAGCCAACAACTGAAACTACACCAGTAGGCGACGGTAAGTTAGGTAGCAACCTCTTAACAAAGGACCTGTTCGAAACTGCATATACAGCAGCCGCAGGAAACACATACAGATTGTTAGATGTTCAGTATGGTCAATCGCCTAGAGCATTAATCGTAGAGTTCACGTTAGATTGGGTACATGGTGCATCAATACCATTTGGTACTACATTTGATTTAAAACTAATAAGTTTTCATCCAATAACTAAAACTTGGAGTGCACTAACTCTTAAAACAGGGTTGCGGTGTTGCTTAGGATATAAGCCAGAAGCAGCGGCTTATGATGTAAGCGCACAACCATTAAACCCACCAGTATCAGGGGTAGAAGGGTATACATCAGGTTACGTGCATGGGGCATCGTTTTGGCGAGGTAAAAACGGATTGGACGTTAGACCTATAGTATACTTCGCAGATAGAGATGGCGATAACCAAAACAGGCATAGACTAACGCAATTAACATTAGCGGATGACTACTCAGCAGTAGCCGCTGAGACAGTATTATTAGATAACAGTAAAAACATCCTGTATCGTCCTGAAATGACGATAGGCGGTAACAAACGATTCTTATGGTATAACGAAGCCCAAGGTTGGTCAAGCTTTAATAGCTATGTGGCAGAACATCGTTGGTTAGACCTTACACCAGTGACTCCTGAAGGCGTACCAGTATTTAGTGTACAACCAGTAAACACTACTGTAGCAGATGGTGCAAATACAACTATAGGCTTAGAAGCAGTTAGTTACGGTGGAAGTAAATTAACATATGTTTGGTGGTTTAAAAATAGTGGTGGAGTTTTCGCACCAGCGAGTGCAACTACACCGTTCTTCGTACTGACGGGTTCAGCAGCAGCAAATGCACGAGAGTATTATTGTGTAGCTACAAACGACGTGGGTAGTACACAATCTGCTACTATAACTATAACAGTTACATAAGAAGAGATACATGATGGAAACAATCATAGACGTAGTAAACATAGTAACAGCAGTTGTCACTATAGCAAGTTTAATTGTAGCAATGACACCTACACAGAAAGATGATGTAGCACTAGGTAAAATCAAAGTATATTTGATGCCTATTCTAGAAGCACTATCATTAAAAGTAGGTTACGCTAAGAAGTAGTAAACTAGTAGACATTCAATACGAGTGTCTACAATGGTTATTATTAAACGAAGTACTCAACAACCACTCCAAGTGGTTAACATTAAGGAATCACAATGGAGTGGTTGAAAGAAGGAATTATTACAAGCATGTTTATTGTGTTGTCAGCATGGCACTGGTATGACAAATCCCATAGGGATAGACGATTCCAAACCATAGAGAAACGTATAGTGGACATTGAAAACACAGCACACGCACAACAAACGCAGCTACAAGTAATGAACGCAGAATTAAAAGCATTTAGCGACTTAACAGGTGTACGTTTAGAACACATACAAGGTAACATAGAAAAAATACTAACAAAGTTAGAAAAGGGGCAAAAACCATGAGTAAAGCATCAGAAAGTATGTTAGCTGCACTACATGAGGCAGTAGCCACAGTATTAGTAGAACAAGTTCTTCATGAGGAGGAAGAGACCATTTTCGACGGAGAGGGCGAAGCGGTAGCAACGGGGTTGATGGTGAAAACTGCAACCCCCGCACTACTTGCCACAGCAGCAAGATTCCTGAAAGATAATGACATCACTTGTGACGTAGAACAAGACGAGAACATGGGTAGCTTACGCGACGCATTAAGCCGTAAGCAGAAGAAGTCAAGACTAGCAGACGCGAGTACTGAAGCAAAGGCACACTAATGAGTTTTAATAACGCAAAGTTAGTATCTACAACATATACTGGTAACACAACAATACCAGAAGAACGTGGTAGAGAGTACTTTCTAATTCAACCAACAACAGCAGACTTAACAATACAGTTTGGTAATGGCTCAGGAGCAGTAACAATACTAAACGGTAGTTATTACGAACCTTATATAGCACCTAGCACAGAAATAGTTATAACTACAGTAGGTTCATTCATAGTAGTTACAAATACATAGGGGAACATTATGCCAATCGGTATATTAGGTGGAGGTGGGGGTGCTATATCCATAGATAGTCAAGTAATAGTGAAGCAGGCAAGCGACTTGTCTGGGATATTAGATAGTACTAAGATATACTTTATAGACGGTATTATCGATATGGGTACACAATCCATAGAAGTACCAGCTACAGGTCTGAATTTAATAGGTGGTACATTCGATGTATCACAACTAGTATCTAGTGCAGACAACTACACAATGTTTACATCACCTGTAGGTGGTTCAGGTAACCTACTAGGACAGGATATCGGTTTAACTACATCAGGTACAGGCTCTAAAGTTTATGACCTAACAGATGCTACTGGGTTTAACGCATTTGAGTTT